GAAACAAAGCATGAGGCCCCGCCAGCCCGGGGGATATTGTCCATCTACAACAACGGCACAAGGGGGCGGTGGTATTGGCACTGTCTTCATTGCAATGCGCCGTTTGAGGCCAAGCCAGGGTTTGACCTTTTTGGTTTGCCCGAGTTCGACAGACTAAAAGAGATGGTGTTGGGTGAGGATATCGAGACTCTGGCGGCGGAATTTGCCCGCGTTATTTGCCCCAAGTGTGGTGCCATTCATGAGCCACAACAAAAAATGTCACTAAACGCCGAGGGACTTTGGTTGCATGAGGGTCAGGTCATTAAGAATGGCAAACCCACAGGGTTACCGCGGCGAACAAATATCTGGTCTGGCTGGCTTGGCGGTGTAGCAGCCAGCTATCAACCCTGGATGGGCATTGTTAGGAACTACCTGCAGGGTGTTTTGACTTACGCGCGCACTTCGGATGAGTCCCCCATGCGTTTAGCTACTACGAGTGACGCTGGCGCGCCGTACCTGCCTCAGTCGGCGCGTAACCGGCGCACATCGGAGCAGCTGTTGGACAGATTAGAGGATTGGAAATATGGAACGTTACCTGCCGGAGTGCGATTTCTCACCTGTGCTGTTGACGTACAGACCGGTCGATTTGTGGTTGAGGTCTGGGGTTGGGGCGTCGGACTTGAAAGATGGCTTATTGACAGGTTTGAAATCAGCGCCAGCAACCGTCCCGAAGGAACCAAGTTTGCAGCCCTTGACCCAGCCGGATACCAGGAAGACTGGGAAACGCTTGTCGAGGTTATGCAGCGCCAATACGGCGATCTGCAGATAAAGTTGACGCTGTGCGACTCTGGCGGCAAAGCCGGTGTAACCGAAAAGGCTTATGAATTCTGGCGCTCACTGCGCGCCAGGCAAATGGGTCAGCGATTCATGCTTATCAAAGGTTCCGGGCGGTTAAACAATCCGCGCATAAAACTGACGTGGCCTGATTCGTCCGAACGTAAAGACAGAAACTCGGGTGGGCGCGGTGATGTGCCAGTGTGGCAACTGAATACAAACGTTTTGAAAGATGGTGTCTCGGGCGACCTTGGCCGCGAAGTTCCAGGACCTGGATTTGTGCATATACCCGGGTGGATCAACCAGAAGTGCCCGAACTACTTTGATGAGTTGACGGTAGAGACGCGTTCAAATAAAGGCTGGGAATCGCCGCCTGGGGCACCTAACGAAGCCTTCGATCTGCAGGTGTACAACCGTGCAGCGTGCATTGTGTTAAAGGCGGAACAGATTGATTGGGCCAACCCTCCGGGTTGGATAAATGAAAAATTCACGATTGAAGAACCACCGGAGGCTGTTGCGGAAGATCCGCGGCGTTCGGGTGGTTACTTGGGTCGGCGGTCGGGGTATTTGCGATAAATGAGTTGGACCAGTACGGACTTATCAAACATCGAAGAGTCGATAGCCCAGGGCGTTCTGACCGTCAATATTCGCGGCAATGTCACCACGTATCGGTCGCTGGATGAGATGGTCCGGATCAGGGACATGATCAGAGCAGAGCTGGGCACTGTGACCAACGGTGGCATCACTTATCAAACGCCGAAGCATTCAAAGGGATTCTGTTGAAACTTAACGCTATCGATAAGATTGTTGGATATATCGCGCCGACCAGGGGACTGGAGCGTGCCCGCGCACGGTTGGCCGCGAGCCTGCTGCGTGATTACGATGCAGCCAGTTATGGCCGCCGAACAGAAAACTGGCTGGCCGGTGATGGCAGCGCCAACCGTGAGACAGCGCGTGGTCTGCACGTATTGCGGAAGCGTCATCGCGAACTTGTGCGCAATAACCCGTGGGCGGCACGTGCAGTGCAAGCAATTGTGGGCAATACCGTAGGGATTGGCGTCACAGGTGAGCTAAAGGGCACCAAAAAGGCGGCAGATTCCTGGAAAAACTGGGCCACGAGCACCGATTGTGACGCAGATGGCTGCCATAACCTTTACGCCAAACAAGCGCAAACGTTGCGCACAGTGGTTGAGTCAGGTGATGCGCTGTTAGTGCGCCGGCCTCAGCCGCTAAGTAGCGGCATGGATGTGCCATTAAAAATACAGCTGCTTGAAGGCGACTATTTAGATCACACAAAAACCCATGCGTTGAGTAATGGGCACATAGTGATTCAAGGGGTCGAATTTGACTCAGTTGGTAGGCGTGTAGCGTATTGGCTGTTCCCTGAGCATCCTGGTGATGTTCTAACTTTCAACATGACATCAGAGCCGGTGCCCGCTTCTGATGTTGCGCATATCTATCGCCAGGACCGCCCTGGACAGGTTCGAGGTGTGCCCTGGGGGGCGCCGGTCATGATCACTATGCGTGATTTGGATGACTACGAAGATGCTTTGTTGTATCGCCAAAAACTGGCCAATTGTTTTATGGCGTTTGTGCATGACCACTCCCCAGACATAACCGGCACAAGCAGTAAGTTGCCTATGCCTGAAACGTTGGAGCCTGGACTAATAGCGGGTTTGCCTCCGGGCAAAGACGTTAAGTTTGCTGCGCCCCCGCAAGTCGATGGCCACGGGGAGGTAATGCGTATGTATTTGCACCGCGTGGCTTCCGGGTATGGCATCACCTATCAAGCGCTAACCGGGATTTTGACGGACGTAAATTTCTCAAGCGGGAAGATGGGCCAGATCCAAATGGATCGCAATATTGATCAGTGGCGTTGGCATATGTTGGTGCCGCAGATGTGCCGTCGCGTTGAGCAGTGGTGGCTAGAAGCTGCCGACCTTGTAGGTGTGCGCACTGATCGACTCAAAGTTGTGTGGACGCCGCCACGCAAAGAGATGCTAGACCCGCCTAAAGAAACCAAGGCGGCTAAAGAGGCTATCCGCGGCGGACTGTTTCCGCTGCAGGAATGGCACCGACAAATGGGGTTATCAACCGAAGATGTATTGGATGAGATCGAGGTCTTAAACAAGGAGCTCGATAAGAGAAAAATAACTTTAGATGTAGATGCGCGCCAGAAAATGGCACCGGAAGCGCCTGAACCGCAGGAGACTGACGAATGAAGATTGGACAGAAACAGAAACTGTCAGGGCCGACTATATACCGCGCTGACAGCGTTGAGCCCCATGTTCTTGATGAAGAAGAAAGGCGCTTTCAGATTTCTTTTTCATCGGAAACCCCGTATGAACGCCGGTCATGGTTTGAAGATCCCTGGGTTGAAATTCTTGGCCACAAAACTGACGAAGTGGACATGTCCAGGTTTGAAAGTGGGGCGGCGCCGTTACTGTTTGGCCATAGAGGGCATGACCGCGATAACCATATCGGGGTAATTGAAAAAGCCTGGCTGGAAGGTACCAAGGGCATGGCTGAAGTGCGGCTTTCCAAGCGCGATGATGTCAGTGATTTATGGCAAGACGTTAAAGACGGCATTGTTAAAAATGTCAGCGTCGGCTACCGAATACTTGAGCGCACGCTCACAAAACAAAATTCAGACGGTCCTGATGAGTACAGAGTGACTCGCTGGGAGCCTATGGAGGCGTCACTGGTTCCCATACCAGCAGACGCCACTGTTGGGGTTGGTCGGTCGGACGACCCTGACAGTCAATATGTAATAACCGACATTCCTTCTAATCAAGATATGGAGAAACGCACAATGAAAAACGATGCGTCCCCGGCTCAGCCGGAAGAAAAGGCGGCTCCGGAGGTCGCTGTCGAGCAGCAGAATCAGCAACTTACACCTGAACAAAAGGCGCAAGTTGAGTCTGATGCTGAAAAACGAGGCGTTGAAGTAGAACGCCAGCGCGTAGCGCAAATTAACGAACTGGTTGGCAAAACTGATTTAGGTCAGGATTTTGCGGCCACGTTGATTAGCGAAGGGGTGTCTATTGATGAGGCGCGCGCCAAAGTCATTGATAAGATTGCTGAAAGTGACAAGCCACGCAGACCAAGTATGCAGATGGTCAAAGATGAAACGGAAAAGTCACGTGAAGCGGCTGAAAACTGGCTGTTGGCGCGAATAGGCCACCAGGAAGATGGCAGTCGAGTGGAGGTTGCGGGTGATAACCCATTCCGCGGCGCTAAGCTGATTGACTTGGCGCGGATGTCCTTGGAGCGCGCTGGTGAGAACGTGAGCGGCCTGTACGCCAACGAGCTAGCCAGCCGTGCGATTATGCACTCCACCAGTGACTTTGCCGTAATCCTTGAAAACGTAATGCACAAATCGCTGTTGGCTGGCTTTAACCAAGCGGGTGATACGTGGCGTTCCTTCTGTGCTACCGGGGACTTGTCAGACTTTCGGCCTCACAACCGCTACCTGATGGGTTCGTTCTCTGATCTTAAGGTCAAGAATGAAAACGGCGAGTTTGAAGACGGCACGCTAGATGACGCCCGCAAGGAAACCATTACCGCGACTACCAAAGGGCGCATTTTGGGTATTTCCCGGGAGATGATCGTTAATGACGATATGGGCGTCTTCACGGGTGCGGCCCGCATGATGGGCCGAGCTGGTGCTCGCACTTTGGAGACAGACGTGTTCGCCCTACTGGCCCAGAACAGTGGATTAGGTCCAACCATGAGTGATGGTAAGTCTCTATTTCACGCAGACCACAACAACATCACCACGGGCGCGCTGTCGGCTGCCGCACTGGAAACTGCACGGTCAGTCATGAAGCGCCAGAAGTTCCCCAATGATTCATCTGAAGCAGATGAATATATAGATCCAATGAGTCCGCCTGTGTGGGTTGGCGCCGTTGAGTCAGAGGGTACCGCTCGCACAATCAATGACGCACAATATGACCCGGATACTGCCAACAAGCTGCAGAAGCCTAACTTTATGCGCGGCTATCTCGGTGTCATCGTGGGCACGCCCCGGCTGTCTGGTGCGCCTTACTACCTGTTCCCTGATCCCAACGAAATCCCCGTGATTGAAGTTGGTTTCTTGGATGGTGTGCAAACACCGCAACTGGAATCGCGCGAGTCATTCCGTCAGGACGGGATCGAGTGGCGGGTGGTGTACTACTACGGTGTTGCCGGTGTGAGCTGGCTTGGCCCCGTGCGGTCAACCGGCGCGTAATCTCTAATTAACACTAAGGAGTTCATCAAATGAGCAGAACCTATGTAGCACCAGGTGACGTGATCACCTGGACAAACGGCACGGGTAGTGCTGTTGTTTCTGGCGAACTGGTCGCTATTGGTAACGTCATTGGCGTTGCCTTGGGGGCCATTGCCAACGGCGCGGCTGGAGAAGTCGCAATCGAGGGTGTGCATGAAGTCGCTAAAGTCAGCACTGCTGACTGTTTAGTTGGCACGCTGTTGCAACTGGATGTTTCTCAAACGCCTGATGCCATGGAAGATGCCGCGGCGACGGCGGCCACTGGTGATATCACTGGCGGAGCGCTGTGCGTAGAGGCCGCTGGTACATCCGCAACTAAGGTGAAAGTGAAGCTGTTGCCGGGATCTGGCGCAGTCACTTAAGCCTGATATGTCGTTTTCACGTCACGCAAAGGCGGCCTCTAAGGCCGCTTTTCGCGCATCCGGTGACTTGGTTACATTTCATCGGACTGCAACAGGCGTCTCCACGCCTGTGCGCGGTGTGCCTGAACGTGATATAGAAATTATCGGCAACGCGGGCACGGTGGTTAACTGTGCTTATGCGTATCACCTGCGTGTTGAGGAAGTTGGCGAGGTATCTCGCGGAGACATGATTTTAGAAGATGCGTCTACCGTCTGGGAGATTGCACAAGTCATAGTTAACGATGGTTATTCAGTAACTGTGCAGGTGGTGCCCTGTGCCCCTTGACAAAGATGTTGCCAGGCTGGGTCGGAAGCTTCGTCGTTTGAGTAATATTGAGTTACCCCGGGCAAACGCCAGAGCGCTCAACGACTCAGGTGCTCGAATTAAAACCAGAAGCGTGCGCGGCATCTCAGCTGAAACCAACCTCAAGCAAAAAACCATAAGAGACCGCTATTACATTCGGCGGGCAACAGCGAAAAAACAACGAGCGCGCCTGTCAGTCTATACGCGTGATGTCAGTGCAATATCTCAGTTCACTCCAGCCAAAAAAGCCAGGCTAGTCCCTGGTCAGGGCACTAATAGGCGGGGTGTTCGAGTGGCTAAGCGTCAGATCAATCACGCTTTTATTGCAAGGGGCAAGGGCAACTTGCAGGTTTTCCGCCGCGAGGGTGATGCACGACTGCCCATTGAGGCAATCAAGTTTCCTATCCAAAGACAAGCAACCCGCATAACCATGCGTGTAGCCAAACGCGTGATGAGTTCGGTGTATCCAACCATTTTGGAGCGGGAATTAAAATTCAGGATAAACAAGGTCGCCAATGCCAACACGTAAACAAGTGCGTGACCAGGTAAAAACTCAGATTGAGTCGGCATATACAGGCAATGGTGAAGTATACGCTGGCCGCATCCTGCATACCGCGGGCATGAAAGAATTTGTTGACGTGTTTTTTGAAGAGGGGGAGCACGAACAAGATGGTCTGCAAACCTATGTGCAAGCCCTTTTTGTAATCGGTGTCCATAAAACAGGCATTGTTACCGACGATGAGCTTGACGATATAGGCACCGAATGTGAACAAGGCTTATTTGCCGACACAACCCTGGGCGGGATTGTGCACGGCATTACAGAGGCGGGGTTCGAGTACATGCCCCGCGGAGACTCGCAGTATGACGTGCTCTATCTGCGGTACTTAATCACCTACGACCAATAGAGGTAGAAGTGGAATTTAAAGCTAATGACAAAGTGGACGTGATTGTTGCCGCTGTTCCTGAGCGAAATTTTGAGGGTAACACCTACAAAAATGCAAAGGTCATCGGTGTGCATCACCAAAAAGATAAACGCGGTAACTACATCCGTGGAGTAGATCCGGTTATTTATCGTGTTCAGGTATCTGGCGACGTTGAATTCTGGGCCAGGAAAGATCAAATGACCAAGGCGGCTACCGCAGCTGCTAACACAGGAGCATAAGCATGGCAGGTTCAACCACAGCAACAATCGGCGCGGGTACCGTACTTTCGTATGAAGACCCGTTAAACGCTGGTACTTATGTCGCGTTACCTAATGCGCTTGAGGTTGGCGAGGTCGGGGAGCAGGGTGAGTTTACTGAGGTGACGCCTATTTCTGCGACCACCCGGGAATACATCCCTGGGATGGACACTCCGCCAGACAAGACGATGGTTTTTAACGATCTACCAGGCAATGCCGCCTGGGTTGCTTATTTGGCCGAGGTGGACGCGCGGAACACTGTATCTCATCGCGTGTTGTACACCAATAACCATCAGGCGACATATGACGTTGTGCTGTCCGGCAGAACAAATGAGTCCCCGGAAGGTAGTACGCAAATCAAGACCACAATCTATGGTAAGCAATCGGGAGCCGCTGTATGGGAAGTGATCTAAATATGAGTGCCGTTGATATCGATCTGGATGATCTGTTCTCCCTTGATGGCGCCCCGCTAACAAGAAAGCATGTTCACATTATCAGCGGCAAAAAGTTCACTTTGCACGAGTTGTCTGCGTCTGCTCTGTGGTCCCATTCAATTGAAATGGGCAAGCTCCGCTCCGATTTGACAGATGAAAGCTCTATTGAGCAGACCGTAGATCTGAACCGTCTGTATACCAAAATGGTCGCAAGGTTTCTGCGCGGAGAAGATTATCAGCCGACTGACCAAGACGTTGAGGCGCTGACTAAAAAGCTGTCTTCAGACCAAATTGACGCGCTGTACACCGCGGGGATGACCTTTAACGGAAGCAGCGAGACCGCGGCGGACGCAATAGCAAAAAACTGATTAAGCATCCGGAGTCTTTGTTTCGGATGCAAATTGCAAATGATATTGGATGCACAATGCAAGAGTTAGGCAATCGAATGAGCGCTTTTGAGTATTCCATGCGCTTAGAGGCAGCCATTCTGCAGGCTGATCCCAAAGCCTATCGTCGTGAACATTTGACCGCCGACCAGCAAGTGGCAGAGCTTAAGCGAGTAATCCATTGACAAAGAAACTTGAAAAATTAGCTGTCGATTTAGTCGCCAACGGCGAGAAGTTTAAGCGTGAGCTTGCCGCCTCTCAGGGCTCAGCAGAACGGTGGGGGCAAAATGTAAAAGCCGCTGTTGCTAAAGGGTCTGGCGCACTGTTGGCTGCAGGCGTTGCCACCGCAGCCCTTACGGTGAAAACCGCGAAACTGGCCGATGAGATAGCCAAGAACATTAAGGCTTCAGGTCTTGGCGCTGAAACCTACCAATCCTGGGAGTTTGCTGCTTCTCAGGCCGGTGTTTCTAACGACAAGTTTTCTGTGTCTATTGAGCGCGCTACCAAGCGGATCGGTGAAGCAGCCCGCGGATATGGCGGAGCAAAGAAAACGCTCGATGATTACAACATATCTGTTTTTGATGCCCGGGGTAACTTGCGGACAACAGAAGATGTGTTGCGGGAGTTCGCTGATCGGCTATCAGATATAGACAGCCAGGCTGAGCGCACCGCGGCAGTCACAGCGTTGTTTGGTCGAGAAGGCATCCGTATGGGCCTGGTCTTTCAGCAGGGCTCAGAGGCGTTGTTGGAGTTTGAACAAAGGGCGCGCGACCTTGGTTTGGTTATAGACCGCGATATTCTGCAGAACGCTGAAGCTGTGGTTGACGAGCTGGATATTATGGAGCGGGTTATTAAAGCCCGGCTCATCTCCGCTATGGGTGAGTTGTTCCCAACGGTAATATCTATTGGCAATGCATTTGCTGCCTCAACTCCCAAACTTATAGAGTTTACAGACGCTTTTCTCAACCTGGTCACAAATTCAGAAAGAGCGCAGATATCCAATGCCATAAACGCAGCCCAAGAGAGGATTAAATTCCAAAGACTGGCGATATCCCAGATCGAGGCTGCACAAGCGGCTGCGGGGGAAGACCAAAGAACGCAAGCAAGGCTGGCCGCAGCCAAGGTTAATGCAGAAAAAGAATTAGCCTTTTTCACACAGCAAATTGAGTCTCAGCATAAGAAACTGAGGCAGTTAGAGATTGATGAGCGTAAGCGAACAGCTGACCTGATTGATGCTGAAGGGCTTGCGATAGGTGGTGGCGGCGGTCTTAGTGCCGGGGGCGATGGGTCATCTGCTCTCACATTGCAGAGGCAAGCAGCGCTGCACACACAGTCTCTGATGGACAAAGAGGCGCGGGAAATTGCCGCAACGGAACAGCGCAACCAAAGGCTGTTAGATCTTTCGCGTCAGCACACTGAACAGGTGTTGGCCGAAGAGGAAAGCAGGGCGCAACGCATATTGCAGATAGAAGAGGATCTGCACCAAAACAAATTTAACATTGCTCAAGATGCCGCCTTCCTTATTGGTTCGCTGGCAGAGGATGGATCTGGCATCCAGAAGGCTGCCTTTGTTTTCGAGAAGATTTTGGCCATTGCGCGGATCAGGGTAAACACTGAGTTGGCTGCGGTACGGGCCTTGGCAGAGTTGGGGCCTGTTGCCGGACCGCCAGCTGCAGCAGCTATCAGAGCGCAAGGGATAGCGTCACAAGTGTTGGTTGGCGCCACCGCGGTAGCGGGCTTGTCGGGTCAGGCACATAGCGGTTTGACAAATGTGCCTAACGAGGGTACCTATCTGCTACAAAGAGGTGAGCGGGTTGTTCAACCTAAACAGAATGAAGATCTATCACGTTTTCTTGCCAGTCAATCTGTCGGAACAATAAACGTCCAATATATCGAGGCGCAGGGTAGCAACACCTCCAAAACTTTTACACAGCAAAAGGGGCCTGACGGACTACCCCTATTGGTAATCAAGGAGCAGATAAGGCAGGTCTTTGCAGAGGACATGAGTAGCGGCAGAGGCATGGCTGGCGCATTGGAGCGCGCCTATCGTGTCCAAAGGTCGGCAGTTTAATGGCTTGGACTTTAGGGCCATTACTGCTTGAAGGATGGTCTGTATCACCTGACGGATCATTCATTTCTACTGAGTTTGAAAGCGGTCCGCCAAGACGCAAGGTTTACTCTACTGATGAGACCAACCGTCTGCCTGGGAATTTCTATTTATCCAGCGCAACGCAGGTCCAGGCCTTCTGGACTTTTTGGGCAGGAGAGGCTAACAGAGGGGCTGATTGGTTTGATATGCCGATCAATACACAAGGCGTTTCTGTCACACATGAAGTCCGTATAGATTCGCCGCGCATTACACGTCTTGGACGTGGTTATCGCTTGACCTGTAACATAGAAACCCGTGAACGTCTCGCCTCATGAGCTGGAGCGCAGCACAGAAAGAGGCGCTTGCCCGGGCGTCTACGTCATCATTTCTTAAATGGGGTCTGGAGCTTAGACACAGCTTGTTCCCGTCTCATGTGCGCATGGTTGACCATGACAAAGATATCGACCTTACGTTGGAAAGTGATGCTCCTGTTCAGTCTGGGACAACACAAACGTTCACTGCTACAGCCTTCCGTTTCAAAGAACCAGACTTTACCAACCAGCCAGACCCAACTGTAGAGATAGAAATCGATGGTGTGTCAGGCACACTAGAACCGTTTCTAAAGCCAGCAATTGCCAGTGGCGAGCCGGTGCTACTTACGCTTCGCGGGTTTATGTATGACGTGAACAACGAGTCTGTTGATCAAATGCTGCGCGTGTATCATTTTCAGATGCGTAAAAGAGTGGCAACCATGACCACCATTTCTGCGACGTTTGGATACACAAATCCAGCCACCCAACCTTTTCCCAAAGTAAAATACAGTGCTGCAACAAACCCCGGTCTGGCTTAGATACCTTGGGCTACCTTGGACGCCTGAGTTCGATTGCTGGGCTTTAGTGCGCGCGGTGTACGCTGATGAGTTGGGAGTCGATCTTCCTTACACTGGCATTGCGCCAGAAACACTATTCGCGTCCCTGCGAAAAATTGCCAGCCATCCCATTCGCAAACGATTCAACGCCGTTCCGGTTCCAGAGAACTTTGCTGTTGCAGAGTTCGCCAGCCCTGATGCTCACCCGTATCACATCGGAGTTTATGTCGAAACACCAGATGGCCCGATGATTCTGCACAATCCAAAAGGAGGTGTTGTTTTGGAGCCAGTCAACCAGGTAAAAAGTAAAATAAAGTATTGGGTATATTGTGGGTAGCGCGCTCTTTTTCCCAAATCCGTTAGACCAGGGTCAGTATGAATTAATAGGTTTTGAGGCCGGGGAAAAATTCTCTGACTGGCTGCCTAGGTCTGGCGTCAATATCTACCGGCAACCCGTGGTGGTGGCTATCAATGGAGACCCGTTCCTAGAAGCTGACTGGGATCGTGAGTTATCAGAAGATGACCATTTGGCTTTGATGGCTCAGCCCCAGGGCGAGACGGTTCTCGCAACAATTGCATGGGTGTCTACGGCGGTATCTGCAGCCTTTGCGCTTTACACTGTTCTCACTTTGCCTGATTCGCCGGACGGCGGCGTTCAGACCTCCCCAAACAACAATCTTTCTGAGCGGGCCAACCGTGCGCGCATTGGGGAGGCAATCCCCGTAGCCTATGGCAACTCTGTTATCTTCCCAGACGTATCTTCTAAGCCATTTTCGGTTTATGCCGCAAATGGTGATGAGATCATTTATCTGTTGTACGAGCTGTCACACGGCAAGTTTAACGTTGACGAATCGAGCATGAAGTTTGAGGAAACACCGCTTTCCAGCTTCCCTACCTCTGAATACGACATTATCCCGCCCGGCTCAACTTCTAACCTTTACCCAAGCGATGTTGTTACTGTTGGTGCTGTCTCCAATATTGAGGTCGATTCTGGCCTTACACCTGAGTACACGATCAACGCCACGACAACCCGCATTAACCGGATTGGCTTTGATATTGTTGCTCCGCGCGGATTGTATCGGCAGCGATCAAACGGAAGCAGGGACCGCATATCTGTTAGCCTCCAATTACAGTACCGTGAAATAGACGATGCGGGCGACCCTGTAGGCACATGGCAATCACAATCTGTAACCCTGTCCGGCGCTACAACAGAAGCCATCAAACGCACCTATGACATTACGGTTGGCTCTGGCCGGTATGAAGCCAGGATAAATCGCCCCGGGGCTTACGACCCTGACAACAAAATCATTGACCAGCTGCAGTGGGCTGGGTTGAAAGGCTATTTTGAAGACGCCTTGCCTGTCACAACCACCACGCGTATTGCGGTGCGTATCAGATCAAGTAATGAGATCGGTAGCCGGGCGCTAACAAAGTTCAATGTGGTTGCGCAAAGACTATTGCCAACCTGGAGCGAATCAGGAGGATGGACCACAGAAGTTGCGACCAACAACCCGGCATGGGCTGCTGCAGATGTTTTGCGCAATACCACTTACGGCGGCGGGCGTCCTGACGCATATATAAACCTATTGGACCTGGAACAGCTCGCTTCTGACTGCGACACGCTAGGTTATGAGTGCAACGGGGTTTTTGACATCACTCGCACCATATGGGATGCGCTCCAAAACATTGGAGACACCTGTAATGCCAGGCCCATAGATGAGGGCGGTGTTTATACCCTGATTCAAGACAAAGAAAAAACTGTGCCCGTGCAAATGTTTAATATGCGCAACATCAAGAGAGGCACTTTCAGGACCGAGGGGCAGGGGTTTGTCGAGGAAACCAAAGACTCAGTTCACGTGAAATTTATGGACAAGAACCAAGACTATCGTGAATCTACAGTTAAGTGTGTTTTACCCGGCGGCACTGATAACAGGCCGTTAGAAGTGAAGTGGTGGGGCGTTGACAATGAGGCCCAGGCGTGGAGTTTGGGTATGTTTATGGCTGCCTCTAACCGTTACCGGCGTGAGTCTCAAGTTTTTGAAGCGCCACTGGAAGCCCGAATACCGCGGTTTGGTGATCTTATTTCGGTCAGTCATTATTTGATTGGTGTTCAAGGCGCTGCGCAGGTCTCGGGTGATGTGCTGGCCTATGACTCTGTTGATACGTTGACGGTCAGCGAAGATCTGCCATCGTTTACAACGCCGTTTGTGATGATCCACGACATTGCAGGCACGCCATTAGGCCCCTACGAATGCACGGTAGTTGGCACGAACCAAATACAGATTGATGAGGCGTTTACTGATACCGGGCTGGTTTTTTCAGGTAGTTACCCCAACCCACGGTTTCAAATAGGAGAGGGTGTAGAAGCGTTTTACCGCGGTCGGGTACAAAAAATAGTGCCAACTGGTGGTGAAGATGTGCAGATCGAAGCGGTCATTGACGTGCCTGAGATTTATTCTATTACTGACGGAGAGACTCAACCAGATCCGGTAACACTTAACGATCTGCAGCCTTACCTCCCAACCATTACAGAATTTCGGGCGGAGCTTGGCGGAACACCAGGGGCGGTAGAGGTCCATCTATCCTGGGAAGGCGCTTATTCTGATCGATACGACTTAGAGTATTCTGCAGATGGTGGTGTGAACTGGATTGATATGGGCGAAGACCTGTTGCAAAGCAGGTACACCGACCGGCCATCAGTGACGCCCGGGGTGATTCGTTATCGAGTCCGTGGAATGTCAATTTTTGCGGGCTCTTTTGTAGAGACTTCAATCGACACCAGCGCGGCCATACCTGTCGGCGCCATCGTGCCCGGCACGGGAACGAGCCTCAACGCTCAGTCCATGAGTGAGGGCGTGTCTTTGAGCGTTGTGGCGCCGTCATCAGATAGTGATGGCGATGTGGAGGTTTTTGAGATTTGGCGTGTTACCAGCCCTGACACGCTCATAGGTGATGCGTCTGCGGTTAAGGTTGCTGATGTACCGGGCTTGTACGATGCGGTTAATGACCAATGGTTCGCCAGTTATGTGGATGGAACTGTGACTGGCGGCACAACATACTATTACTTCCAACGCCCACGCAACCGGAATGGCGCCGCGGCGAACTACTTCCCCACTTCGGCTGCAGGTGTTGTGGTTACACCCAGTTCGCCCTCTAGCGGAGGTCCTGGACCAGCTGGCGACCCAGCGGTCTCGGCGGATTCGTTGGGGGTGGCGCAATGGTCAAAATCGTCTGGGTCATGGGTGCCGAGCACGCCATGGGATAGGACGATTAGCTTCTACCGTGCCCCATCGTCTACAGCTGTCGCAACACACACAGTACGCGGCGTGCTGAACACGTCAGATGGCACGATCACAATAACTGATCAGGGTGAAACCGGAGAAGACACCAACATAACATTAACAAGCGGTGCAGGCACGGCGTCTGTGCTGGTAGAGGTCACCCATATATCCAGCGGCGTTAAGGGTGCGCTCTCGTTTTCTACTTCACAGGACGGCACAGACGGCCTAAACGCCGCGCGCACGATGGCATTGGGCTTAAACCTTACTCGCGCAGGAGCAAGCGACTCGGGCGATGGGTCTATTTTTGGCGTTAACGCTGACGGCACAGCAGACCTGACCTCAACAATCGCGCCAAGTTTTCTATGGAACGGCGCAGTTATCAACGTGCCGCACTATGCTGCTGGGTTGAGTTTCGTTACGCGAGTCGATAATAAGAGGGGGTTTATTTGCGTCAACACATCACTGCCCGGAGACACCTTCGGCCCATTTTCAGGAACGTCAATTGAAGAGGATATAGCGTTTGTCTGGAAGGAGGGAGGCTCATGGTTTTATGACACTAATGGAAGCGCCACGGTCGGGGTCGAGTTTTTCCCGACCTCTGACTACGTAGCTATAGGCTGGCTCGAAACTGGCGGAGGCGACAGCATTTTAGGCGGCGGGCTATTTGGCGAAGCTGTCACGCTCACGCTGGCGGCGTTTCCGGGGGCGACGGATGGCGCTACGGTCAACGACAACATTCAGGGTGAAGTATTTGTCGAGGAAGACTTTGGGGACAACAACTTGTCACGCGTGCTGGCCACATGGAATGAGGAACTTGCTACAAGCGGCGAGGTGTCAATACAGCAAGTCTCAAGCGGATACGGTGACTATGTGCTACAGATCGGCAACAACAGTGGAAATGACGAATACTGGACTGGTGTTGATCGCAAGCGAGCGTTGCCGTTAGACCGCACCAGCACATACAAGCTGACGATGGTTGCCAGGCGCACGCTGGGCAGTGGTAGCGACTATCTTGGCGTTTACGGTTTTAAGGGAGATGTGCGAAACGGTAACGGGGCGCTGGTTTCGGATGCCGGTTTGAACACTCGCTCAAATGCCCACTACATAGCCGCGTCGAGCATATTGCTACCCACAGACTTCACCGAATACGTCGCCTACTTTAAGCGCAACACTGGATCAAATGCCGGTACATTCTCGGGCGGCACGCACACCACACTAGACAATCCTGCGTTGATTCACGGCGAGGCTGAATACGTTGCGCCGATGTTTATCGTTAATTACAACGACCAGGCGGGGCAGCGTGAAATTGCTTATGCGCGTATTGAGCGTGTAGAAGCCGGGGCGGATTGGGATCAGGTGGGCGGCAGCGGCAAGCCTGCAGACAACGCGACACAAAACCGTTGGCGCGGTGACTGGACCAACGCCCCAGTTGAGTATGCGGTCAACGACATAGTTAACAGCGGCGGGCGGCAGTACCGTTGCATTCTCGCCCACACTTCCAGCGGTGCCAGCACCCCACCAACGCTCACGGCTGAAAACCAGTGGTGGGTGCGTGTTGTTGGGGTGCTGGGCGGCCAGGACCAGGCTGATTGGGACAATGATCTAGCCAACAAACCCGATGATCTTTTCATACTCAACACCGAGGCCATTATCTTTGATGTGCCAGACCGTGTGGCCTGGGGCTCTTTCGGCACTACTATTTTTGATTACACGCCTTCTCAGGTGTTTCAAAACTTCACAGCCCGTGTGCGTGATGGTACAGGCGCTATCACAAACTCCCGCGTGATTGAGGGCGCTCTCACTGTGTCTAACGGCACAATCAACATCACCTCAAGTGGCACGGTGGACGGAATTGCCATTTCTGTCACTAACAACCAAACGACAGAGGTCACGGTCACTTTAGAGCATGTGGCAAGTGGCGAAGAGGCAACTATGGAGTTCGTCACAGCTAAGCTCAGCACTTCAGGGGTGGGTAAATGATTTACGGACCCAGAATAACCTTGCGTCCATTGAGCCAGGATGACGAAGATCTGGTGTATGAGTGTTTAAACGACTGGCTGGACGTTCGCGGACCTTACACGCGTCAGCGCGCAATAAATGATGTGGGTCAGGGCGTCAAAGAAAACTTGTTTTCACACTATCCGGTTGGTGATGCCAGCGACTTTTTCGACAACCTTGTTTTTGAAGTTAGCGGCAACCCATTTGCTTTTACCCGGCTGAGGATCTTTAACCGGCGTGTATGGGTGGAGCACGTCAGCGCTAAGCCGGAATTCAGAGGCAAGGGATTGTTTGGAGAGATGTACAGGCTCTACGCCTACCTGGTTTTTGAAGTCTACAGAGCGGATCGGGTTTGGTTTGATGGCTTTGAAGACGTACCAGCACTCAATCGGATGCGCGAAAAACTGAACGGCCAGACCGTAGATTCACTCAGACAGCGCGACAAATTTTCTGATCGGAAAAGCTCAAAGTGGTTATTGGACCGTGAAGGCTATGAGGCTCAGCCCAGTCTGTATGCGATTGACGCCCATGCGGATCGCGAGCTGCTGGAGCGAAGAAGCGAGAACGCCGCAAAACTGCGCGAGCGTTACTCACTTAGTTAGCTGCGCTGCAACGTCCCAGCAATACTCCATAGGCGTCGGAGAAAACCTGAACCCCCAGGCCCATTCCTGCACTGTCACCGGGTATCCGTACACACGCGGATCGGCCATGCAGGTCTTGTATCCTAGCCTAAGCGCTTCGTTGTTGTGAGGTGTGGCGCAGCCTGTTAGCAGAGCCAGCAGCAGCAGTCTTAACACCCACTCAATCATTGATTACTCCTGTCTGTTGATAGCCACGCTTTAACGGCTGCTTCAATGGCTTGGGAGAGGGTGGGGTAGAAAGCGGTGTCGTCATCCCACGTTGCTATCGAATATTCCCAAGTCTCCGGATTTTTTGATTCACCGCCGCAGAATATATTCCAGCCCAATTTTCCAATCACAATACGCTCGCCGGCAAAGGTAAGGTTGTAGGTATCGCTACCTCCATCGCCGTACCGAGCAATAACCTCCGGGCCTTCAACTTCATATGTATAAGTGCCCGGCAAGCCAGCGTTACCACGCAATCGCGCCTCGAGCACAGATGCCAATTCTTTCATCTGTTCGGTGGATAGGCTCATAGTTCTAGTCTCCTGCCTGTGGTGCTGCGAGTGTGCGGATACATAGTTCAATTGCGGCAACGGTCGAAAGGCGGCTGTACGAGAGATTGCACCCCTCCAACAACAACAACACTTTGTTCTGTCTCTTCTCAAGCTCTACTATCTGCTCCCGCAATTCCTGACTGTCTTCTTGCGCCATTTGGACTACAGCCTCGTAGCGTTCTTTCCAATACTCCGCAGTCTCCTCACTCATCTCCATCCCCCATTGGGTTTGTGGGAGCGGGGGCATTTTGTGACCGACTAGATTCATCCAGCCAATTCTTAGCTGCGCGCTCAGGGGTTGACCCTAATGCTCGGACCCCGTGCCCTTCACAGATGAAGCCTGCTGGCTGTTGCCCAAAAGGCTGCCCGGCGTTAGTCGAATAGGGGGTTACCGCGCAACCATTTTTTAGTAACGCTTCCGCGAGTGATTCACCCATGCTCACCCCCATTACCTGAAGGGGTGGTGAAGCCTTCAAGCGCAAGCGCATGATTGAACTGCGCGGCGGTTGGGTGTGGCCCGTAGTCATAAATCAAGTCTGACAAATGCCCTTGGTCATCATTGCCAAGCAGCAAGTTCATTTGTTTCTCTAAATCGTTCACGTAAGATTGATGAAGGCGCGCCGCCACAAACAACCCATAAACCTGCCAGTATTTTTCGTTGCTGATTTCTTCACTCATCACTCTCTCTCCTCGGGTTTATTCAGGGGTGGGGTGGCTTGCGTGCAACCGGGACAATAGAATTTTCTGACCTTGAAAGGCGTACTATCACGCAACCAGCCCAGTTGAAGCATTGAGTTCATCGTCACCGCTGTTATAGGCATATCTCTTTCCTCTGTACTCGCACCTTCAGCACCACAGCCATCGCAAAGTAAAACTGTTTTAACTCTCATCACCCATTCCCTTTGATTGGCGGTGTGGCGGCTAGAACGGCACACATTGCTCATGCCCTCCGTAACGTTTGCCACAGTCACTACAGCGGCTAGGCCAGACCATGCGAAACACAATTGATGCAGCGGTGGTGAGCTTCCACTTGAAGCCCGCAATACCAGCGTGACTCTCGTAGTCCATCCACTCACCGCAGTGTTCACAGTGGGCGTGCTCAGGCGGCGCAGAGTCTTGCGGATGCTGAGCGCAACCCAGCCACCAGCATCTTAATTTTCTGACGTTCATGCTCATGGGCGGGTACTCGGGGGTGAGGAGCCGTTAAGCCGCTCGTTTAACTCGCGAAGTGTTTTCAGAACATCAGTGGTGGCTAGAGCGAGCAGATTGTTACATCTGTCGAATGCTTCAAGATGGTCCTCGACGGCCTCGCAAAGGCTTTCTGGTACATAGCGTTTTACGAAAGTTTCCCCTTGGTATTTATTGCTCACTTTCTAGATCCTTTTTTGCGCATATGAACAGGACATTCTTCTTCATTTCGCCAGAGGCCGTTGTTCGCGTCTCGATACCAGCCTTTAGCAGACCACTTCGGGAAGATGCCATGCCACTCCCCTGTATGGCATTCGGAGCACTTTGGGTCTTGCCCTTTCAACTGGGCCTCCCAATAGAAGCCCACGGCGGTGTTTTCAACGCAATGACATTCCGTGCATTCAAACAGGCTCATTGGGCGTTGCTCGGGGGTGAGGGTAGCTTAATCATCTTCAC